TGGGACTCGAACCCACAGCGAACGGCTTCTTAGACCGGTGTGTATGCCATTCCACCACCTGGGCTTGCTCTTACTTGCGAGCTTCGCGTGGCTCGCGTTTGATGATCACAGCGGCTGCAAGTTCGGCTTGAATCATTGCACGTTTAAATGCGTTACGCTCGTGTGCATCAACAATAGAACACATCAAACGTTTTGTTTGCTTGCTCAACTTAAATGTTTTTCCTGGCTTGATCATAGTTTCTTTCTTTGGTTTAAAATTATTAATTGGCAGTGACGGTGGGATTCGAACCCACGTGCCATTGTTTAGATGGCAAACACCTTAGCAGGGTGCCGATTTCAACCTCTCATCCACGTCACTATATCCTCAAATTCGTTAAATAGTTTTCTTTTACTATTTAAATTAGCGCCTGGCTTGCCTGGTTCTAGTCTAAAAGAAAAACCGTTTTTAGTGAGGTCAACATCAGACTTATTAATATATACCACTGATTTTACATCTGGGCAATAAATTGCCCAACCATCAATTGCATCTAAGTTAATTGGAACAGACTTGCCGTTTACCATGCTTCTAAATGCAACTTCAATTGCACCTCTAATAGGCTCTCTGTACTTTACTTGCAACCTAATTGCTTTAAACTCATCGTTTATTGCAATAAGGTCAATTGCACTGTAGTCGTGCATTGGTGTAAAGCACTCAAACCCTTTATTGGTTAAATCTCGTATTACTTCAATTAGTCCTACCGCACCTTTTTGATTTACATTCATTTTCATAAATGTATTTATCCAACAGATGTATAATCTGTTGCCTTACCATCCGGCCCACGCTCCTTGCTATGCATTTATTATAACATAGTTATCATCTTGTGTCAACAAAAACTTCAATAAATATTGCATGGACACCAACGATATCATTGACAACGGGCTGTGCAGTATACCTTGGTTGCACACTGAAATTAGCTTGCAAGGTAATCAAGTAAAACCCTGTTGCAAATACAAAGGTTCGTTTGGTTCGCCATCGCATTTTTCAAATATATGGTTTGGTAATGAGTTTACCACACTAAGAAACAGTATTGCCAATGGTTCTTTACCAGATGGCTGTTCGGCTTGCCGTGTTCCTGATAATGTATTTTCTTACAAAGCATATAAGAATAGCATTTATAAAAAGAAGTTTAACATTCCTATTGAACCAGTGCAATTACCTAAAGTAGTGCATATAACATTGAAAAACACTTGCAATCTTTCTTGTAGAATGTGTCATCCTGTATCAAGTTCTAAATTACACGAAACTGCCAAGAAAAGCCAATACTTGATTAACTTTTACGGGAACAATATCATTGACAATAAATTTGATATTGAAAGTCTTAGACCTTCGTTCTCGAATGTGAATCACATTACCATAACAGGTGGCGAACCTCTCATTGACGAAGATTGTTATTCGCTAATAACTATGATTCGCGAAACTTCACCTAACTTGAAAAGCATTGTATTCTCAACTAATATGACGCGATTCAATCAGCGGCTGTTATCAGCATTAGAAGCATTACAAAAGTCTATTAGCATTACGTTTAATATTAGCATTGACGGACCTAAGGACATACACAATTATATCCGCTATGGTTTTAACTGGGATACATTAGTTGATAATATAAAGCGTCTTAAACCTATTGCAAGTTCCTTTGGCATTAACTCGACTATTAGTGCAATGAACGTTGGCTACCTGTCAGAGCTTATTGCAGATTTAAGAAAATTAGAAACAGCGGCTGGTGTAAAATTTTCACACATTATGAGTACACCTGTACTTGAATCGCACTTACATTCTAATTGTGTTCCTGTTATAGCCAGAGCAGGGTACCTAGAAAAGTTAAAGTCACACAAGGACTTTGGTATTAGTGGATCGCAAGAATTGATTAATACTGCAATTGATGTATTAAATCAGCCACCAGGTGACACAAACTTGATGCTTAAATTTTTAAGCGAGTTTGATAAGGTGGCTAATACTGATTACGCAACAGTTTACCCTGAATGGGTTTAATTGTTTTGCAAGCGTTCAATTTCGTTAGCGGCTTCTTCAAGTAGGTCGGCGATGCGATCAGGCTTTCCTTCTTGCACTGATAACCTGCTGGGAATTTGACGCCTAATCTCTGCTCGCTTTCGCAAACGAAAGACTAGGCTTTGCTCACTTACTGGTAAATGACTTTCGTCTTGCATTTTGTAATCCTAAATAATAACGATACAGGCCAGCAATCTGATTCCAATCACGACTCGGTCCGCAATTGAGATGCCGCCCATAATACTCTACCTGGCTGTCAATAAACGCATCACTCATGTCATGCTCCTACAAAGTTGCGAACCCACTCTAATCGAGCTTGTTCGTCCATTGCTGTGTATTCAACAATGTTAGCACGAATAGCATCTACCAATGGATAGTATTCTTCGTCTAGATTGTGCTTAATGTCCTTGTTCAAGTCCACTAACTTGTCTGTACGTGGATTGCGAGCGACCCACTTTGAAGTCAAGTAGTATGGTGACTTGATCTTAGCACTTACACCTTCGTCAGTATAAAATACATAACCTTCGTGCTTGCATTCCTTGGCCAATTGCTTAACACGAGCCATGTTAGTTGTTACACTTTCTGGCCAATGGCAGTTAAACATACGACCTAGTTCCATAAGCATAAATGGGTCATGACCTACTTTGCTGTTCCAGGAGTTTTCGCGATATCCCAACACATACATACCAGCCTTTTCTGGAATGATATGCGGATCGTTAGGATGCACACATTCAAACATAAACGTCATGCCGTCCATGTCAGATTGGTTAAAAGCTAGTTGCCAGTCAGCCCAAGATTGATGAGTCAACATCATTTCCTTTGCCATTGCAACATACGGGCTGTCTGTGCTTCCTGTAGTAGACACTAAGATGTCGCCATTATACCAAGTCATAGCAACCATGAAGCCGTTAACTTTACGGAATGCGGTTACTTTAGCATCGTCAGCAAGCACAGGTGCTTCCTTTTCAATACCGTAGTTATAGATCTTAGTAAAAGGATACGACACTAGGTTGAAATCCTTGTCTACAATAGACCCACGACATTCAGCAATATATTCGTTCCACAGGTTATCGTAAAACACCCGCTTCTTATATTTGAGTACATAGATGCCTTCGCCGGCTTCGCGCATGCCAACCAGCTTAGACGATTCTACATACTCTTTCAACTTGTCTTTAAACATGATGACCTTTAATAATATTGTCCTTGATCATGCGTACTGCACGATCCATTGAAATAACAATCTCGCCTGTGGAATCCATCCCTACATCCAATGCACGATACTTTTCCAAGCCACTTGTACCACCGTGCAAGTGACCATGAAAGTGTAATGCTCCGCGATGCATTTGATCCCATTCGGCAATTGGATAGTGAAACATCACGCACTTGTGTCCATCATAAGTGATATCCAAATACTTGTGAACTTCTGCAAATGCATTCCGGAATGTTGCATCCATCAAAGTCTTACGATCGTGATTGCCTTCAACTAAAATTTTTGTACCGTTCAAGCGATTGATTATACGACCTGCATCACTGCCCGACATAAACGCCACATCACCTAAGATATAAATTGTGTCTTCGGGTTGAACTTTATGGTTCCATTCTTCGACCATTGCATTGTTCATATAAGCAACATCGTCGTTGAATCTTGCTCGAGTTTGCGGGCAAAACTTCATAATGTTCTTGTGCCCAAAGTGTAAGTCACTTGTAATCCATGTTTTCATTTTATTCTTTCAATTACCACAGCAGATCAAAGTTGCCACCAAGCACTCGTTTGACGCTGTTAGATTTATTCGTTAAGTGATCCTTAACAACATCATCTTGGAAACGGTATGTGCGAATCTTGTCGCCACGCATACCTGATCCAACTTGTTGCTTTCTATCACTTGCAATGACATTATTATACTGGTTCTTTGCCAGATTGTCAACCGTTTTGTGAATAGTACTTAATGCTTGGTCTAAACTATTTTGGCGGCTACGGCATTGTGCTGTTGCAACCGTGCCAGTAGGTATATGGGTTATGCGGCATGAGTTTTGGTGCTTGTTGCGGTGTTGCCCACCTGCACCTGTCCCGCTGTACCATTCAATTCGCAAATCGCTGTCAGCTACCTTAACGGTAACTTCAGCTGGATCCGTGATTGCCACTGTTACGGTGCTAGTGTGGACTCGCCCTTTGCGCTCTGTGGGAGGAACACGTTGTATTCTGTGTCCACCGCTTTCATTGTATAAGCCGGATAAATCAGTACCCTCGACCAAGATATGAACCTCGCCAAGATATTCATTTATCAGGCGGGTAGCTCAACCTTTGCTGTGGGCAAACTTAATATAGGCTTGTGCAAGATCCTTTGCAAATAGTTTAGAGTCTTCGCCACCTTCTGCGGCACGGACTTCAATAACACGTTTCATGATACTCTTTCCTTTTTAACACGACCAATTCTGCTGGCCTTGTTCCAATCGTATTTAACACCGTCGGGACATAACCCGTCTTTGATGCTATCTACTCCAAACATTCCTACTATCTCAAAGTCTGGGCCGCTTATAGTCACAAACTCGTTTAAGTGCTTGGCAACATTCATTGCCTCGCTTAATGTAAGAACTCGAAGTGTTTCTTCTTTTCCTATTACTTTATACATCTATTCCTTAATAAATTTCTTTCACAATATTATATTCATCACTTGGCCACTTTGCTTTAAAAGCGTCTGTTTTAATGTATTCGTTGAATGATTTTGCATCAAAAAATACCTTACTAAACTCAGTTTTGTAAGAACCTTTTTTAGTTATAGTAAGATACACTGATTTTGCTTTACCTGACATTTGTAGCCTTTCGTTGTTTGTGCAACATTATAACACTAATACAAAAAATTGTCAACAATTAATCAACGCTCCTAAATGTGCGCCAGTCATCAATGTTGGGTTTTTCATCTTCGTCGTAAGTCCAGCCTAATGCCTTCATCATGCGATGCTTGACTAGCAAGTTAGGACTACGGAATCGACCTGTGTCTTCAAATCCCATCATTACACCAACTTCACACACTGCACCTGAGCGGCAAATACCTGCAAAGCAATGAACAACCACGTTCATTCGATTTTCTAGTGCATGCTTTAACAGTCGAACCAACTCATCCGCTTGTTCTTGACTGCAACGCATCGCTTCATCAAGAGCAAAGTCATCTTTTTCAATATCCAGGAACTCAAAGTTGTGACGCTCTTTGAATTGGTGAGCCGCTTCTGGTCTCCAGCTACCTGGATCAACAATACTGATCAGCATAGAGTTTGGCCCGGCTTCGTGGTGAAAGCGGTTTGGGATGTCTGCGGCTGCTACGTTTTCGATCCAAGGCATAATTGCTCCTATTTATGTTATTATAGCACGGTTTAGAACGGTTGTCAAGTACTAATATAGTATGCTTTTGAATTTGATTTGTCAAATTGATTTGTATCAAGATTTAATAATCACCAAATAAAACTTTTGCGGCTTCATTAAATGATATATTGCTTTCAGGCAATGGTCGCAACGTAAGTATAATTCTTCTATTAGAAGAAAGCCTATTGTCCCAATCATGAAACTGGTCCACGTTGAACAATAGGCACTCGTTATTTTTCATTGTAGTTGATGCCGCAGGCTCGACGCTATCAACTTGATAATTTCGTAATTCTCTTACTATCCTTTTCATACCTAATAGGTTATCGGGTCCTTCGTAATATTCAAATGCAGATAAACTTTTATCTGTGTACCAATTTGTAATACAATTCTCGTCGGAAATTTCTATTGGTATGTTAATACCAAATTTCATACTTGCTCCGTCCTTGTGTGGGGGAGAATACAAACCAGGCTTGCTTACAAACAGGTTCATTCTTTGCGGTGTAATTTGTAGCCTACGAAATTCAGGGATCAAATTAATTATTTGCTCAACTTCCTTAGTTTGCAATGGTTCTGATACAAAAGGTCTTTTAAATATTCTATTGCAAACATCTTTGCATACGTTTGCAATTTCAACTGCATTAGGCATGTTAAATTTAATATAGTACGGACTATTATCTTCGATGATGTTATACATCATCTATTTATTGTGCTAAAGTATTAGATGTACGATAGTACTATATAGGTTTTCGAGAGACCAA